CGCTATTCCCTATAATCCCTTAACAGGCATGTCCAGCATAGACTACAAAGAAGCAGAAAATAGAGGATATTTTAAGATAGATTTTCTAAATGTTTCAGTTTATAACGATATTAAAGATGAGGCACATATCAAATATCTACTAGCTCAAGAACCTCTTTGGGATCTATTAGGCGAAAAAGATGTGTGTGATCAACTGTTCCATGTAAACGGGTACCATAAATTATTACAGGATCTAAAACCGCAAAATATTGAAGATTTAGCGTCGGTTTTGGCCCTGATTCGACCTGGAAAACGCCACTTATTGACGAAATGTGCCTCTGAAGGATTTACAGCTATACAAGCGGACTTATGGAGTCAGACTGATGAAGGTTATAGTTTTAAGCGGAGTCATGCAATAGGCTATGCCCATGTTATTGTTATGCAACTCAACTTGATTTGTGAGAAAATCAGCTACGGTTTTTCTTAGTACTACGAACTAATTGAATGCTCTTGCGTTTAATACGCTTCTCTGCTATATCACTGAGATTTACTGTGGGGCCAAATAATACTTCTACATCCTTACTGTTGAAGGTTTTTATATAGATTTTATAGGGTAATAGTTCTTGCTTTAAAAAGATGTTAATAGGAATCTTACGGTTGCTTTCCCACCACCAAGTTTCCCCTAGAGATAGAAAATGCTGTTTCTCTTGATCTGACCTCATACTGCTGAGATCATATATGCTGGCGACAAAATCATCGAAGTTTATTACGATGCCTACATACTCAATATCATTAGATTTGATACATGTTACGAACGGGAATGTTTCTTGAAAACTGTGCTTGGTCACCATTTGAAATTAAAATAAATACTCATTATGCAAAAATGTCCAGTCTATTTATATCCCACATCGTTCGAAGTATTGCTAGATTTGGACGACAATTATAGGGTCCACAATATTATGTATCAACGAGAACTAAAAATACAAAAAGGTCTGAAGAATAAAGTTCAGATACAATTTAAAAATAGCGACCAAAAGCTATTGAATGTACATACAGGAACTTATGTATTCTCCATGTTTGATGCACTAAATCAAAGACAATTGATACGCAAAGAATTAATCATACTAGATCAAGGATCTACTGCTACTACTTACCCTAGCAAAGGACTTGGACTATTAGAACTTAACGAAAGTGATACCTTAGATCTAGATACAGGCATGTATCAGTTTACTGTGGCCAGTGTGGACTCAGACGGCAGTTACGAACCAACTTACGCTAATACCTATTATGGAGTTAGCGGTACACTCGAATTAAGACAAGACTCATTCCCTGTACTACAACCTAGTACTATGGTAACTGATCGACAATTTGAAGCAGGTATACAGTATAATCACGACACACTTACTTGGGATTTCTATAGTGGTAACTTGAAAGCATATCCAGAATTTAATGGCAATACTGCCCTACATACCGTAGCCATCTACTTTAATAGATTTAAAGGCAAAATTAAAATACAAGGTACTTTGGAAAATACTCCTGGCTATTTTGGCAACTATGCTGATATTACCAACAAGACCTATACTAGAATCATCAATGGTATTGACTACTTTAACTTTAATGGCATGTGGAGTAACATTCGAATTGTCTATACACCGGATAAAGATGTTAGCAACATGAACTATTACAGTCCAGGTTCGATTGGTAACCCTACTCCTGGTTCGAGCTATTATCCAAACGGAAAGATTGACAAAATACTCTATAGAAGTTAAACTGTATGTATGAGTCTCATACAGGCAGCACTACAGGCAATACTACCACCTAATCGAAAACCCACACCTAGCGGTTGGATCAGTTTCGATGCACCATGCTGTCATCATAGAGGTGAAAGCAGAGACGATCGCAAGCGTGGCGGCATAATGATCACAGGTGATGGATTTAGCTATCACTGTTTCAATTGTAATTTTAAAGCAGGATGGAGTCCAGGTAAACTATTAAGCAAGAATACAAAAAGTCTGTTTGCTTGGCTAGGTATGCCAGATAGTGAGATACAAAAACTATCATTAGAGGCTTTAAGAGAACACGACGATCAACCTAAGATAAAAAAACAATTCAGCTTTGAATTGGAAGAAAGACCACTACCTGATAACTGTAGAACATTTACAGATATAGCACTAGACCATCAAAGTTGTACAGAGGAAGATTTCCTTAATGTTGTAGAATATGTAGTCAATAGAGGTATGCAGTTAGATTGGTACGACTGGATGTGGTCAAGTGAAAATGGATATAGAGATAGAGTTATAATACCATTCTATCACGAAGGTAAGATTGTTGGCTATACAGGTAGAAAAATTACAGAAGGTAAACCTAAATATCTTACCACAGTACAACCTGGCTATGTCTTTAATCTTTCAGCACAGAACAAACATAGAAAATTTATAATTGTTACCGAAGGTCAATTTGATGCTATTGCAATCGATGGTGTGGCTATAGGTCATAACGATCCTAACGAAGTTCAGGTAGCTAGATTAAACGCTACAGGTAGAGAGATCATTGTTGTCCCAGATAGAGATCGTCCGGGCGCACAACTACTTAAATCAGCAATAGATAACGGCTGGTCGGCCAGTTTGCCTCCTTGGGGTGACGATATTAAAGATGTTGCTGATGCTGTGAAACGCTATGGCAGATTATACACCTTAGCCGCAATCCTGCACTATAGAGATACAAATCAGATAAAAATACAACTACTAAAGAAAAGACTAGAGAAAATTAATGGATAAACTTAACTACAATTACGATGTACAGAAACTATATTTAGAAATGTTCCTGTCAGATGCTGAATCATTTAGCCGCTGTCAAAACATTTTTGAACCAGAAAACTTTGACCAAAAACTACAAGAGACAGCCTCCTTTATCTCCACATACGTTGATGAATATCGTGTCATACCCGATGTAGCCATAGTGAATGCTACCTGTGGTAAAGATCTACAGACAGTTGCACTACCGAAAGAAAATTATGATTGGCTATTGAACGAATTTGAAAATTTCAGTAGGCATAAGAGCTTAGAACGAGCTATTATTAATTCAGCTGATCTACTGGAAAAAGGCGACTACGGTCCAGTTGAAAAATTGATTAAAGATGCTATACAAATATCATTGAACAAGGATCTAGGTACAAATTACTTTGAAGATCCTCGAGCAAGATTGAGCAAGCTCAAAGATGGTAATGGACAGATATCTACAGGTTGGCCCAGCATCGATAAGAAACTCTATGGCGGTTTTAATCGAGGTGAACTGAACATATTCTGTGCAGGATCAGGCGGAGGTAAGAGTCTATTCCTTGCCAACTTGGGTGTCAATTGGGCACTGCAAGGATTGAATGTACTGTATCTAACTTTTGAATTGAGTGAAGGTCTAGTCAGTATGCGTCTAGACAGCATGATGACCGGGATTACCACTAGAGACATTTTCCGCAGTATTGATGATGTGGAAATGAAGGTTAAAATGATAGGCAAAAAGGCAGGGGATCTCCAGGTCAAATATATGCCTTCAGGTAAAAACTGTAACGACATACGAGCATATCTAAAAGAATATCAAGTCAAAACAGGACGCAAAGTTGATGTTATCCTAATTGACTATCTGGACTTGATGATGCCACTGAGTGTGAAAGTTAGTCCAAGCGATCTGTTTGTCAAGGACAAGTATGTGTCAGAAGAGATCCGTAACTTGGCCATGGAAACACAATGTATTACTGTAACAGCAAGTCAGTTGAATCGATCAGCTGTAGAGGAAATTGAATTCGATCACAGCCATATTTCAGGTGGTCTGAGTAAGATCATGACGGCGGATAATGTCATCGTCATCTTTACCAGCAGGGCCATGCGTGAGCGTGGTCGATATCAAATACAGTTTATGAAAACTCGTAGTTCAAGCGGTGTAGGACAGAAAGTTGATTTAGAATTCAATATAGAAACACTACGCATCACTGACCTAGGCGAGGATGAACAAAACTCATCACAGTCTAAACCAGCAGGCAGTGTCTATGCCAACTTGAAGAAGACCAGTACTGTAACATCAGTGGATCCAGATACAGGTGAGATTGATCCTACACAGGGCATCAATGCACCTAAGATCAAGGCAGATGTAGGTGGAAGTAAATTGAAAGCCATGCTGGCCAGTTTAAATTCTGAGAAAGATTAAAACCAAGTAGCTATCTCTAATTTGCTACTTTCATTGATAGCGTTAATCCACTGCTCATCACCTAGACCGTTGAAAGTAGTGGATAAATCAGCAGGCGCAGTTAACCAACGATGCTCAGGTATCCAAGGTTCTTGTCCACTGAGCTCACCTTCAATGTGTCCAGGTCCTAATAGTCTGTGACCACATATACATCTCCAGAATCTTGGCCCTTGACTGCCTGATATTGAAGCCAGTATACTCATTTCATTGGTTATGCCTATGTGCTTGTTTAACTGCTTGGTTCCACTGCATTGCCAATCCATACTGTGTATAAACTGTATTCTATTGGGCTCATCAGGACCGCCTGCAAATATAGGCTCATTACAGGGAAAATCTATACCTGCACTCTGCATAAGGTTGCCTACAGTATAACCATTACGAATCGTACGGTTTATTACACAGGCAGCACTTCCGCTGGGCCAATGGGCCGTAACCAACATTACCCCGCGAATATAGGCGGTATGTGCAGAGTTCGGTATGGCAATTAATAATTGTCCGGTTAAATCATCAATGTCTCGCATAGCTGTATTTAACCAATAAATACTTGCTATGAGAATCACGGAATTTGAAAAGGGCGTAGAAATACATCCTAAACTTAACCCTAAACTGTGGGCGGGACAACACCTACATGCCGACGTGCGAGCACGACTACGAGAAATTGCGGAAGTGTTTTACGAATATCTAGAAGTAGATGTTGAAGTGGTTGACATTATAGTTACGGGCAGTCAGGCCAGCAGAACCTACACAAGCCACAGTGATCTTGATCTGCATCTTATTGTACCCTACAGAGATATACAGTGCGATCAGGCCGTGAGCGAACTGCTGGA